GTAGGACCACTCATTGGTTGTACGCCAGCTAAATCGTATGCCACCAAGTTAGGCATAGCACGACGTATAAGACTGATAAGAACAGGGTCGAAACCAGCGACAGGACCTGCAGCATCAGCGTCAGCTCCGAATCCACCGCCAGCACCAGCAGCATTACCTGCGTTGGTTGGTGTTTCTGTCAACATTCCAGATGAGAATGCTGTTTGTTCTCTTAAAAATTGTTCTTGGTTTTCTAGCAAGACTGCGGTAACAGCTCTTTTATGAGAATCTTCGATTTTATCTAGACCATCATAATCGAGAACTGGAGCCCACTTCTCTTGCAAGGCTTCTGATTGAAACATTGCTAGTTTCCTTAAATGTGTTAATTGAGTTTTGAATTAAATAATCTTAAATTCACTTCTTAGCGATGCCTGAAAGTGTCTTAAGGTAAGCATTCATTGACTGTGATGCGTATGCATCATCTGCAACGTCAACCCCTTCAGATAGGGTTTCAGATTTTGCTTTTGCTGGAGAATTTCCTTTTGAAGGGTAATAAGACTCCTTCAATGTCTCCAATTTCTCACGATATTCGTCGTCACTTTCAAACTCCACACTCTCTGCTAAGGAAGCTAACTTCTCTTTTTGCGACAGTGCTAAACCTTCAGATACGTCAGCGAAGATCTCTTGAGCAACAGACTCTGCAAGTCTCTTGTTCAATGTGATATTCTTTTCGATCTGCTCGTTGAGCTTGGTCTCCATGTCATCAAGTTTGTCTACCATATTCTCAAGGACATCATATTTGTCTTCAGGGATTGATACATAATGTTCTTCAAAAAGACTCTTCATGCCACTGAGGAATGATTCGGTCATCTCTGCCTTGAGTCCAGACTCGATTGCGAGCTGGTTTTCAGTGACCCATTCTTCTGCAACATATTCTAGGTATGAATCAATTCGCTCTGTAATAGAACCACGAATTGCATCTACCTCTTCTACGAGTTTTTCCTCGTAAGTTTCCTCGAACTGCTTTGTCATATGCTCTTTAACTTCAGATACTTTAGATCTGAGAGCGGCTTCAAAGATTGTACGAGCTTTAGATTGGAACTCTTCACTAAGTTCTTCTCCATCAAGAAGTGCCTTAACGTCTTCTTCAACGTCAATTACTTCTTCTTCTACTGCTTCTTCTTCAGCAACGACTTCAGCAGTCTCTTCTGCTTCAGTTGCTTCTTCTTCAGCAACGACTTCCTCTTCAGTAGTCTCTTCTTCAGCAACAACTTCATCAGTTGCTACTTCGTCTTCAGCGACAACTTCCTGATCAGCTTCGAGTTTCACTTCTTCTTCCTCAGGTACGTTTGCGAGTTTTTTACCAACGCCTACATCATTACCTGATGCACCGTCTTTCTTACCTTTACGGTTCGTTACTACGTCCTTAACCTGCTTGAGGGTAGAACCAGGTGTCTTCAGGGCTGCTGAATTGTCATCTGGCTTGTAGTTTGTAGGATCTGGTCCACCAAGATCTTCCCAAGTTTGAGGCGTTCCACCTGTTGTTAACTTGGGCATTGCATCCCCTGCTCCTGCTTTCGCATTCACGGCAGTGTTGGATTGCTTAGTGCCCGCTTCCATTTCCTGTAAATTTTTGTCACTAGACATTTGAAGTTTCTCCGATTTGCTGTGTAGAAATCTATATTTATTTATAAATTTGGTTATTTAAGTTATATTAACTATAATGTATTGAGAAAGTCTTGGAATAATCCAAGTTTCTTCTCTTCAAGATTCCTAGAGACTACTGCACGTTCAATATTATTCCTAGTTGTCTCTGCAGCACGTTCCAATAACGCACCATTATCCCAATACCATTCCTTACCTTCCATGATGCCTTGAACAAATGCATCAGGTGCAGAAGGGTCTGCCACTATATCAGCAGCAGTTGCCAACATGAAATCTTCACCAACTTCCTTGTATCCTTTAGGGGAATCCCTTAAAGAACCAATACCTCTAGAAGATACTCCAAGAGTTACACCGTCCTTTAAAAGAGACTCAGTTATCTTACCCATAGGGGTAGATAAAATCTGTGCCTTACCAACAAAGTTGTTGCCTTCTTGCTTCAATTCTGTAATTTTGTGTGAAACTCTATCGAGGTTTACGGTAGGACCATCGGGATGACCCAATTCTCCAAGAGCACGTCCTTTAGCGACGTAATCCTTAGAATACCTTCCAACCTCTTTCTCCATAATTTTCATTGGATATAACCGACCATTACGGTTTACCATTTCACTCTGGAGGAAGACACCTTTAATGAAAAGATTCTTCTTACCACCAACTGCTTCGGTGATAACTTCTACCTTTTCAATCTCTTCTCTTATGAGTTTCATTTTACCAAAAAAACACTTTATTATATATTTATACTATTCTTCTGATTCAGGAGATTCTTCTGCTTGTGGAGCAAACGCTGAATCATGTACAGAAGGCTTCATTCCATCAATTCTCTCAGAAGATTTTGTGTATAAAATATCTTTAATTTTATCGGTAATATCAGACGCAGATGCATCATTTACAACCATATCTAAAAGTTCATCCATTGTCTTTTATAAAGTAATTTGCTAAACTATTTAGCAATAAATACCAAGAAGGAGTACAGATATCAATATGGTGGCGAACGTCTACCTATTTCAACCACAGTTTTCAGTTGAAGTTAGAAAGGAAGATAACTATTGGATGCCGTATAGTGCTGCATGCTTATGGAGCTACTGTACACAATTTGAAGACATAAATGAGCACTATAAATTTAAAGAACTTTTCTTTAAAAGAGAACATCCAGATAAAATTTTAGAACGTTTAGATAACCCAGTAGTATGTGGGTTTAGTTGCTTTGTATGGAATGTTCAATATCAATTACATATAGCAGAGATAATTAAAAATAAATATCCAAATTGTATTATTGAATTTGGTGGTCCTCAGACTACCCAAAAAATGCTTGATGATAACGACTTTATAGATTGTATCCAACTTGGTGGTGATGGAGAACCACACTTCTTAGATCTACTTAGAAGTGTAAGAGATGGTAATGAGATAAAAAAAGTTTATGAAAGAGATAGATTAAAAGAACTAAACTTTATAAGTCCGTATCAAGCAGGAGTATTTGATAAACTAGTAGAAGATAATCCAGATACTATATGGGCAGCTATTATAGAGACTAATAGAGGTTGCCCACATATGTGTACTTACTGTGATTGGGGTGGAACCACTTACGGTAGAGTTAATAAGTTTGACATGGGAAGAGTACAAGATGATTTAAATTGGATCATTAATCATAAATGTCAATACCTATTCTGTATTGATGCCAACTTTGGAATTTTTAGGAAGAGAGATTTAGAAATAGCACAAATGCTACGAGATGCAGCAGATCATCCAGATAGTATAATTGAAGATATTGTTGTACAAGATTCTAAAAATGGAACATCTGGATTTGAAATATCACATGTATTAGGAGAATATGATAGGAGAGGTGTTACTATAAGCGTTCAAAGTATGAACCAACCAACTTTAAAAGCAATCAAGAGGGAAAATTTAAAATTAAATGATATTGCAAGTCATATGAAATTAGCAAATAAGTGGGGTGTTATGTCATACACTGAACTTATTCTTGGTCTTCCTGAAGAGACATTTGAATCTTGGAAGGAAGGATTCTGTGCTCTATTAGAAGCAGGTCAACACTATTCTATTGATGTTTGGTTTTGCCAAGTATTTGGTAATACTGAATTAAATAGTGAATTATCTAGGAAGATATATGGCATCAAAACTATTACTGCAGAAGATTATATATCATTCTCCAATAGAAAAGATTATCAAGAAGTAAAAGAGACAATAGAACTTATTAATAAAACCAATACACTATCAACAGAAGATTTAGTACAATGCTACCTATATGGTTGGATGATAGTTCAATTCCATATAAATGGATACTCTCAATGGGTTGCCAAATATTATAGACATAAACTTGATATACCATATAGAAAATTCTATGACACTATGTTTGAGAGAATAATTAAAGATGATGGACATATAGGAGAAAGTTATAGAAATCTATATGATAGAATTTACAGTTATATGTCAACAGGAAAAGTTGCAGAAGATAAGGATAGAGGACATAAGTTAGAAATGTCTATGGCAACTGATCGTGATGCTCTCTTTGAATACAGAGAAAAGACTTTTGAATTTGTAAAAGAATGTGCGGATACCTTAGAAGGTGTAGATCCAGATTTATTCGCCTTCCAGAAGGAATACGTGTATAATCCTGAGATAGAATATCCATTAATATTAAAACTTCCTTTTGATATTGAGACCCCTTGTTGGGATAATAAGGATATATATTATAAGATGACCAATTCTAGAACAGAAGAAATGAGGTACGATACATGGTTATTAATCAGAAGAGGATTAATGAAAAATGCTATCGTAAGAATGAAATCTCCTGTTATAGAATCGCATAAACTAGGGTTACATGCATAACGTCTACATGTTCCAACCACAGTATGCTGTGGAAATAAGAAAAGAAGACACCTACTGGTTGCCTTATAGTGTAGGGTGTCTATGGAGTTATTGTAGTCAGTTCAAAGATATTACAGATAACTTTGAATTAAAAGAGTTTATATTCAGAAGAGAAGATCCAGCAGATATATTAGATCGTTTAGATAATCCAGCAATATGTGCGTTTAGTTGTTATATTTGGAATGAACGCTATAATTTACATGTAGCAAAATTAATCAAAGAGAAGTATCCAGACTGTATTATTGAATTTGGTGGTCCTCAAGGAACAAAACATTTACTTGAGTATGAATTTATAGACACCATCATCATCTCTGAAGGTGAAGAATCATTCTGTGATCTTCTACGAAAGATTAATAATAATGAATCAATTGAACGTGTTTATGCTAAGGAAAGAATTGA